TGGACTCCTCCCCCAGGGTGCTGTCAACCTGATCGCGGGACAGGCGCGGCGGGGTGTAAGCGCTGTTGCGCGGGTCAGCGCCCGGCGTGCCAGCGGCAAAGATGGTCTCTGACTGGCCGATCTGCGGTGGCTGGTTGTTCAGCTCGCGCTCACGACGGGCCAACTCGGCGGCCCGTTGCTGAATGTCGGCGGCGCGGCGCTGGGCCGGGCGGCCATCCTCGCCGACGATGAAGTCGCGATAGGGCAGCTCTGTTCCCACCTCGCGGCCATCCCCCTCGATGGTGGCCCCGGGCAATCCGGCGCGCTCCGGCCCCAGCTCCTGTGGCATCAGGTCGCCATCAAGGCGCTGGTCTGTCACGGCTTGGCGACCGCTCGGCGGCATCCGGCCGCCGGCCAGCTCCGCCAAGTCCTGCGCGGCGCGCCCCCCTTGCGGCATCAGGTCGGTACTGTCTTTCAGCGGTGCAAGGCCGGTCTCCGGTGCCAGCAACTCGCCTTCGAGCGGCCCCGGGATCTCGGTGCCCTTGAAGTCGTGGCTTCCGCGCACAAAGCCCTGCCGCTGATAGGCCGGGATGTCGATGATCGGATCGCGGCGCGCCCCCAGCGGATTGCGCTCGCCCGCAAACATGCTCTCGATTTCACCGCTGATGTCGGCCCCGCGCTCGGCCTGCCGCTGATCCAGCCCATGGATCATGTCATCTATCTGACCGTCCCCAGTGACCACCCGGCGCTCGACCCGCACCACCGGCTTGACGACGTCCTGGGCCTGGGGCCCGTGCACACCGCCGACCACGCCACCGAATGCCCCGCCAAGGGTCCCCTCGTTCAGCGCCGAAGACAGCACGCCCGCCATCGGATCCCGGGTTTCATCGGCCCACTCCTGCACCGCCTGGTTCACCGCTCGCTGGGTTTCACCGCCCTGCCATGCCTCGGTAGCCCCTTCACCGACAAAGCCGCGAGCCGCGGCGCCCGCCCGGGTACTGCCCACCTTGCCGAGCAGACCACCCACACCACCGCCAGCACCAGTCAACATGCCGGACAGGAAATCAGCCGTCAGTGCTCGCTTGTCCGACCACGCACCGGTGGCCGCATTCTCCGCAACGCTGTCGATGGCTGCCCTGCGGATCTCCTCAACACCAGCCCCCCGCATCTCGCCATCAGCCAGATCCCAATAGGCCTGCTGGTAGATGGGGTTGGCGTTGAGCTCGTCATTGCCAAGGCCGTTGAGGAATCCTCTCGCCTCTTGCTCGGCCTGCTGGGCCCGCATTCCGGACGCCATGGCCCCGGCATGAGCACCATAACCGATCGAGGTCAGGCGGCCGATGGCCTTGTCCAGCACCGCCCGCTTGGCCGCCTCGCCGGGGGCCGCCAGATAGGCCGCCTTGACCGAATCGAGCGCCCCCGCCTGGATGGCATCCTTCACCGTGGCCTTGGCCACCAATTCGCGGGCCTGCCCCTCCACCAGGTCCTTGGCAAGCAGCTTGCCCGACCCGCGCAAGGCAGGCTTGGCAATCAACCCTGCACCCTTGGTGCCGCCCACCAAACCGGTGAACTGCCCCAGTACGGTGGCGAAATTGCCTGCCCACGATCTCGGGTCAGACCAGGCGTCTCCCGCCTCGATGGCGCCGGTTTCCGTATTCTCCTGAAAGAACTGCTTACCCATCGCCTCCCTCATCGGGGTAGACGCCTCTTGCAGCTGACCATCAGCCCACGCACTCACCCCACGCCCGGCATCCTTGATGCCCTGCGAGTCGGCGATCTGCCCAACCGTTTCGAGATCACCACCCAGGGTCTGCCCAAGGCCACGCTGGAACATATCCACTGTGTCGCCAAAGATGCCCTGCTCACTGCTTTCATCTGGCGCTTGTTGCTGGGTTGAGTAGCGCGCCCTGGCAGCAGCGATAAAGTCTTCCCGGGTTGGCTTGGCCATGTTGTCGTTCTCCGCAGGCAATAAAAAAGCCGGCCCCTGTTAAGGGTCCGGCCATGATGGGGAAATTTTGTGCTAAGGGGAGTTAAATGGCAAGCTCGGCACTGTCACCAGCAGACGCTGACATCATCCGCTGAATGCGCTTGGTAAGCCCGAACCGCTCTTCCTGCATCAGGTCTATACCGTCCAGTACCCTTAGCAAGGCTGGTTAAATTCCAGCAACCGAAAAATCGGATGGATTTGAGGGAGTGCTAACGATAGCCGTGTGAGTTCCATCAATGACCCGTGGCGTCGTTTGGTTCAAGATGTGTTGCTTACCAGAATGGGTTCGACAAAAAAGGATGAGAAGAATGAAGAGAGTCGCCGTTGCGGTGGTGTCCTCCGCCATGATATTTGGCTGTGCCAAGCACGAGCTTGTTTCTGTCGATGGCAAGGACACCAACCGATGGGAAATCGTCAAGGACTGGAACGGTCAGAAGGGCTGGATCGGCGCGTCATATCGCGATGGTGAATCGGCGGTTTCCTATGAAGCGCTCAACGACGACAGAGCTTTGACCTATGTGAGCTTCAATGCCACGAAATGCGAAAATGAGCTTGTCGTGGATCGCCAACGCTTCACCGCAGAAGCCACCAAGAAACAGAAGGCTGGATACACTGTGTGTTATGTCCAAGTGTTCGGAGTAGATGCGTTCAATATCGCCAACAAAATGGCTACGGCTGACACAATTAATTTGAATGGCCACGACGTGGATGTGCGTGGTTTTGACTCCATCATGAGTAACTACTTCGCCGCAGGGAGCTCTCAAGAAGATGCTTTTGGCGATAGGCTCAACGCTTTGGCCGGCGCCGCTGGTCAATCTGCCTCAGTCACCAAGCACGGCAACTGGGTGGCAACCCAAAGCAGCGACATCCTCACCGCTGGGCTCAAGTCGGTGAGCGCAGCTAACGCCTCCATCATGATCGCAGGCAATAAATCCAAGGTCGTGTTCACCTTCTTGGAAACGGATCAGTCAGACTATGCCGACTGCAAAGCCGGGCTATCGATAGAGAATGAAAACTTCACCCCAAGGGTTGATGCTCTGACCCAGGACGGCAAGCAAGCATGCTCATACATCATCGAAGGGCAAGAGGCCCAGTATGTGCTTAGTCTCATTGGTAGCAAAAAGACTATCTACATCGATGGCGTCGTGTTCGAGACGGATGGTTACGAATCGTTAAAAGACAAGCTGCCAAACTAATGAGGAGCCCGTCAATAGACGGGCTTTTGCTACTTGTACATCTGTTGATATGCACTCGCAGCCGTGGTGTCAGCATGCTTATTGGCTCGCAGGGCCTCCTGCCCAGACTGGATAAGCTGGCGTTCAATCGCACGCTCACCTTGTAATCTGGGGATAATGCCTTGCGGTTTAGGTGGCTGGGTCGTAGGTGGCGCGGCTGGCTGTTGTGCTGTTGGGGCTGGTTCAGTCTGCGGCTTTGGAGCCAATGAGAGCCAGTAATTTGCGTAGCCGCCACCGCCAAACTCACCCAGCAGTTGCTGGGCGCCTGGGTCGGAAGCGATGGTGTAACCCAGTGAGTCGAGTTCCCCCAGCGCCACCGCACGCTGTTCGTCGGTGATCTTGTCGTTTTCCATCAGCTCGGCCTTGCGCTTGGTCAGCTGATCCATGGTGCCCATGATGTTTTTGGCATGGGTCTCTCGGGCGCGCACGCTGGCATTGGTGGCAGCGGCCTGCATCTCGACAGCCAGCTTTTTCTCAAACAGCGCCCAGTCATGGGCTCGATTCTTCTGGTTTTCTTCTGCAATTGCCTTGAACCTGACATCATTCTCGGCACTGCTGGCATCGATCTGTTTCTGGGCCAGCTTGTCACGAGCATCCAGTTCAACCTGCATGTCCTCGCGGCGCTGTGTAGCATCCCGCTGGCGCTGCTGCTCCGCGAATCCGACCTGAGCGTTGTTGACAGTACCGGCTCCAAACCCTTTGGCTAATGCAGCGAGCAGGCTCATGCTGCACCCCCTTGTTGTTCGGCTTCATCCATCTTCTGCACGATGGCCTGCAGCAGTTGGCCGGCCTCCTCCAGGATCTGATCGTCGATCACGTCGTTCGCCGCATCCATCTCTTTGAGTTTGTCCATGGCCCGAAACAGGGCGTCGATCTTGCTGTCTGGGTCGGCAACCTTGCCAGAGTCCAGCATCTCACGGCAGCCGGCGTAGACCGCCTTGACGATCTGCTGTGCTGGCACCTGACGCCCTGCCTCCATGGCCTGCTTGAGGATGGTGAAGATGCCGCCAGCGACCGCATCGGCCACCCCCTGGATCTTGTCCTCCCCCGCCCCCAGCCTGCCAGCCACGGCCTGACCACCATCACCTAGCAGCGCTGCTTCCAGCATCTGCATCATGCTGGCGTGCAGGCCATCCTCGCCGCCGGCCTGCGGCCGCTCTTGCTGTTGACCTGGTGCGGATTGCTGTTGCGCTGCTGCGCCGGGCGCACTGCCCTGCTGCATGCTCTGAATAAGCCCCATCAGTACCCCCTCTTGCCGGCGCTCACGTTGAAGTGGCTCGGATCATAAAAACGGCTGTCAAAGTTGAGTTCGCCAGTCGGCGCGCTTTGGTTGGGGCGCGTTGGCGCGGTGTAGCCCTTGCTGCTGCCATCGCCACCTTGCCCCTGCTCGGTGCCGTTGCCGGCCTGGGCATTGAGGCTGTTTAGCACGCCGCCAAAGCCGGGGGCCCCCGTGGTCAGCCCGCTGCCGATGCCGCCGGTCAGCAGGCTGCCTCCCGGTAGAATCGCTCCGACCAATCCAAGCCCTAGTTTCAGGGCTGAATCACCCATCCCCCCATCCCCAATCTGGTCGCGCTGGCCGATCAGGCGACTGTCGTCCAGCTCTCCGGTGGCGGCCTTGCGAGTCATGCCTGACAGGTAGTCACTTGGGGCATCCATGACTGCGCCAGCGAGCTGCTGTGCACCCCATTTGCCAGGAGTCCCCGCCAGCGCCCCCCCTGCTATACCCGCCCCGCGCAGATCGTTGTAGTCGCTGGTTGCGCGGCCAATCGATTGGCGATCTGTCTCAGACAAGGTGCCGCGCTTGGCCTTGTTCTGCAGATTGCCGATCACTCCGTTGAAGTTGTCCGTGCCGATGCTTTTGTTGAAGTCATCTTCCGACATGCCATAGCTGGCCGCGCTACCCATCGAACTCGGCCCCCCGCCAGAGAGGGGGCCTGCCAGCTGGTTGCGCTGCGCATTGAGCGTGTCACCATAGCCGGGGCGCGCATAGGCGGGAGCGCTGGGTGAAGTGGACTGCTTGTAGGTACCCAGCGTCTTGCTGACGGAGGGCAGCCGATCGCTGACCTTGCTGCCACCGTTCTTGTTGGAGTTATCCTTGGTCATGGCACTGCGCACCGACTCGCCGCCATACATCGAGCCTCCACCGATCGGGCCGATACCGCCCCGACTGCTGGCGGTGCTGGCCGTGTCATTCTTGCCCTTGTTACTGCCGCTCTTGCTGGAACTGCTCTTGCTGCCGGATCCGCCGCTATCGTTCCGGCCGCCTCCCTTGCCGCTGCTGGACGAGCCGCCGCCACCCCTACCGGTGTTTCCACTCATCCCGCCGCCGTTGCCATTGCGCTCCGGGCCTGCGCCGCTCTCCCTGGACATCAGTTGCTCCCCTTTTTGTTCTTCTGGATGTTGGCCAACAGGCCGTTGGTCAGGCTGCCACCCATGGTCATCCCGTCGCCAGCAAGCCCGGGCGTGACCTGATACTCGATGGGGGTCAGCTGTGGCACGCCATTCTCATCGCGGATCCGGTCTTCACGCGCCCATTCATCATCGCGCATCCGCTTCTGCGTTTTCTGGGTCTCCCGGTTCTCCATATAGGACCCGCCAGCCACCAGGGCCGAACCCAGCAGCGTGGCCGCCCCAGGGTTGCTCTGCATCCATGACCCCGCGCTGGATAACCCACCGAGCACAGAGCTCACCGCGTTGTCTGCCGCATCCAGGACGCCAGAGAGCATTCCACCAAGATCAAACATGGCCACCTCCTTAGGTGATCTTCACGCCAGGCAGTTGCGTGGTTGGGAACTTGGACCAATCGGGACGAATGGTGCTGATATTCGAATAGAGCTGCTGATACATCCCCAGGGTGGAGTTGAGCTCTTTCTTCATGTTGGCTGCCAGGGTTTGCTTGTCGGCCGCTTTCATTGAGCTGTCAGCCATGATGGCCGCGTAGCGCTCGTTGTAGCTGCCCATGGCGCTATCAATCGCGCCCATATACATGCCGTGGGTGTTCGCTACCACCTGTTGGGCCATCTGTGCAGTTTCCTGTCCGAACTGCTTTTCCAGCACCGTTAGCTGCTGCTGGCGATCCTTCTGTGCCTCTGCGCTGTTCCACTGATTTTGCTGGTTATTGAGGGAGGTCTGATTCTTGAGTTGGACGTCCAACTCTTTGAGGCGCTGCTGCCCCTCTTTGTCGAGCACTCCCTGCTGGAACTTGTTCAACAGGCCGTCGCGCTCGGCCTGCAAGAAGGCCTCCTGCTGATTCAGCTCCTTCTGCTGGCCGAACTGCTGATTATTCAGGGTCATCTGATTCTTGAGCTGAGCGTCGAGTTGTTTCAGTTCGAGCTGACCCTGCTTATCCAGCGTGCCAATCTGCTGCTGGTAGAGCAGCTTATCGCGGGTCTCGGTCAAGCCGGCGTTCAGCTTGGCCTGATTGGTTTGATTGCCAAAGTCGTTCTGCTGCATAGTGAGCTGCTGGCTGCGATCCTTGGCACTCTCTCCCGCCGTGAACGCCTGGGAATCATCCTGCATGAATCGACTGTTCGCCTGCTGGGCGTTCTGTTGGGCGATGGGCAGCGCCGCATCCACCATGGCACGCTGGGCGGCGTCGATGCCGATGGTGGAGTTGCCAAGGCCGCGGGCCGAGGCCACCCCCTGTCCCTTGCTCTGCGCCATGCGCATCAACAGCCCGCCCTGATTGAGGGTAGAGGCGAGCTGATCGTTGACGTTAGCACCGTCAAATTTGGGTGGCGCAGGCGTGCCTTGTCGGGCCTGGGTGATCCCCATGCCTGCCAGGTTCTGTACTTCCATTGGGGTTACCTCGGTATCAGGCCGGGCGGCCGTCGTTCCAGATGAGGGTTTGGGCTTCACCGGCCAGGCGGCAGGCGGTCTTGAGTTGCAGGGCGGTGACGGTAACGACGCTATTGTCGTGCAGCGTCCAGGGAGTGGTATCGGTCAGTTGATCGGCGGCGGTGACGGCGCGGGCCATGCGGTTCTGGCTGACCTCATCGCCATCGAAGATAAAACCATCCACTTCAACTGTGATGGCATCGACCCTTTGTTGACGTTCCGCTTTCCATTCTTGGTAAATCTGTTCGACAGAGGGGGCATCGGCTGGTGCTGGCGTATTACCCTTAGCGAGCCACGCCAAATAATGCCGATAGTCTGTGTTGGCTTCATCAAATGGAATGCAGGCCATATCAGAGAGACGAAGTACAAGCCAATTTGTTATAACTTTATACATAATCATAGCTCCGCATTTAAGGTCGCCGTACACTCAGCGTAACAATAAGTACCAGCAGTCGGCGGCGTACTAGAACCTCCCATAAATACTATCAAGGAAGAATTGCTATTAATAACAGTGGCGCCAACAACAATGCCGCCGGAGTTAATATTAAGTGCAGGGCTTATGGGAGCGTTCATATTTGTCTGACCAGAGACCGCACCTGCTATAGTGGGACTAGCCCTCATAGGAGTTATTGACGTCGCATAACTAGTCCAGGAACTATTTCCATAAACAGGGACAAAAGACATACGAATATCACACAGCGCGGTTTGGTAATACCTCTGACACAACGCCAGCTCAGTCTGATAAGGTCTATGTTCGAACGGGGTGGCGACTTCACCAACTTCAAGTTGGACTTCGGAAATAGCCACCACCTTCCCAGCCGGAATACCAGGAAAATTAAAAGATAGCAACAGGCCGTTATTAACACCGGACGGCAGCGGCTCGAACGTGAAAGATAGCGTTCCAGACCAAGCACCCCCACCGGGGATATTGACACCACTCGGGACCACCTGAATATTCGTAACACTGGAATAGTCATCCCTCGCATTGGGATATGCTATGACCACCATGGGCGCAATCCCGCCCACAATATCGGCTAACCCCTTGAGGCTCAATGTCAGCTTTTTGCCAATCAAACCTACACAATTGACCGCTTCAATTCTCTGGTTAAGATAAACACTAGTGTTCCCGGCCGAACCAGAGAATAGAAGCGACGCATAAGTAGACCCAGAGGGACCGCTTTGCTGTGACCAATCAATGGGCGCACCAGCAGCAGAAAGTGCCCACCGGTCCAAGCAATACAGACCACTGTTTGTATTGCCGTTAAACCCGCGCTGTGCAATTTGCATACCGCCGTTGATGAGCCTGTTTCTGAAACCAAACCCACCTGCCGTCGGCAATTTCAGGGTTTTCTGCGTATCTGTGAGACTGGCATCATCCAACAGCGTCCGCATAAACGCCGTCAGCGTTATCAGCTCAGCGCCGGTCGGGCCGTTAAACACGGCGATCTTATCGGCAGCCGGAGTCAACCCCTCCAGCGGCGCCAGCGCCCCCGTCTTCAGGGCTGCCGCCCGCCATGCCGACGATACCAGATCCGGGCCAGCTCGCCATGCCTCTCGGCCGATATCCACATGGGCATCGTCATCTAGAGAAGACATCACTACCGCATCGAAATAGAGGTTGTCACCGATGGCGTGGCGCACGGCAAAGTAGTAGGTTTTGGCTGCCGCCAGGGTAAATGACGAGTTGGTGATCTGACTGCCGGTACCAAACAGTAGATAGGTGCCGGATGGTAGGGTGGCCCAGGCCGTCGCATTGAAGTTGCCATAGGTTGCCACCGCCAGCCGCTTGGCCGTGCCCAGCGCCTCGTCGAGCTGCTTCTTGTTGATCGCCTCGTCAGGGGCGGTCGCATCCCCGACCCTTACCGGGCCATCAAATCCCTGCCCGCCCGTGTGCGGGGTCGGCAGCTTGCTGAAGCCCTGGGCGATGGCGTCAAATTCCGCCTCCATCGCAAACCCGTCGGCGAGGTCGCCCGGGTTCATTTCCGATAGGCGTTCGTAATACTCGTTAGCCACGCTTGTACCTCCTGGGGATGTATTCAACCGTCATGCCGGTAATGCTGAAATTGGGCTCGGAGTTGGAGCGACCGGAGAGTGCCAGACTCAGCGCGGTGCCAGTGCCATCCAGCGGGATTACGCGGCTTGACGCCTCGGTTTCTGACATCCAGTAAAAGTTGTTCCAACTGGAGTAGTTCCAGATCCCGCTGCCGCTGGCGTCGATATGAATATCCTGCTTCTCCGAAGTGATGCCGGGCCGGTAGTCCAGCGACCACGCGATCCGGGCATCGAAGCGCCCCTGCACCGAGTGCTCAAACTCCACCCCTCGCCACAACTTGCGCACCTGTGGCGACCCGAAGTGGGCGTAGGCGAGGCGGAGCAACCAGTTGATGTTGCCCCCGTCAAAGCTGGTGGCGTCCTCGTCCAGCTCGAACACGTAGCCATCGGCATTGGCCAGGGTGAAGAACTGGCGTTCTGCCAGCTCGTCATAGCGCCACACGTCCAGCACGGGTGAGCCGTAGGAAACCTCGGTTGCCTCGATAGTGCCATCGGCGTTGATCTTGATAGCCAGATTGCGGCCGGCACTGGAGTAGAGCCGATACTGGTTGGCGCCAGCCACCTGGGACGAGCCAACCCAGTTGAACTGCTCGATAACGGGCTGGATCTTCTCGCTCGGGTCGAGCAGGTTAAGGCTGAAGTCGCCATACTCCTGCACCCGATCCAGCCGCACCAGCCCGCGCTCGGACAACCCCACCGGGATGAAGGTGGATTGCAGGGTGCCGGCCAGGATGCCGACCGACTCGGAGATCACCTTCTGCTGCCAGTCGGTCGGGGACGTCCCGTACAGGGCGACCGTCCGATTGCGGCAGGTCACGAGCAGCACGCCCCCCGCCGTGGTGGTGATCCCGGTGATCTCGTCCCCCACGGCGAACTGCTCCGCCCCCAGCAGGCCAGACCACGACAGCGGATTGCTGGGGCCGGAATGGATGTAGAAGCCGCCCTTGTAGGCCAAGAACAGGTGATCCGCGTGCGCCTCAACGAGGCTCGGCTTGTCGTCGGCATCGTCACCATTGGCGATCAGCGGCACCATGCGCCCGTCTTCCCGTAGTTCGATAGCCCGCTGCACACCGGAAGCCAGATAGGCGCGGCGCATCGACGGATCGCCGAAGAAGTTGAACACACAGGTATCGTATTTCCCCTCTGCCTTGAGCGTCATGTCCGATACCGCCTGCACTTCGGCGTAGGCCGTCAGCTGGTACAGGGTGATCGACGTGTTGCTCGGCACGGTCTTGCCGTGGGGGTTGCTCAGGATCAGGGTGTGGATGGTGCCCGTCTTGAGCAGGTAGCTGACCACCTTGAACCAGGTTGTGCCAACCAGCGCATACCACCCCGCCGCATCCGCTGCCGCGATGGTGCCGCCGCCAAGTTGGTTGGTGACGGTGTCCGCCGTTGGAGTGGCCCCGCTGGTCAGCGCTCCGGATAGCGTCATGGCGTAGGTGGCCAGCGGCGTGCTGCGCAGCGTGTCACCAAACACTACCGTCTGACCATTCGGCACGGTGCAGGTGCCCACGTCCCCCGCCGCCGCCAACTGGGCGACCACATCCACTGTCGTGCCGCTGGAGTGCTTGATCAGCGCCATGTCGCCATCGTCCAGACCGTAGCCGTCGCGGATCAGGAACTGCTTACCCATGGCACCCACCGCCACCCAGCCGGCGTCAGTGGCCTTGAACAGGGCTGCCTCTGTCACGCTCTGGTCGCGAATGGCAAACACCGCCTCGCTCAGGGCCACCACGCAACGCACCGGCCCGATACCCGGCACCGCACCGATGAAGGTTCGGCGCCAGTCGGCGGCCTTGGCTGCGGCGATAATGGCATCGTTCATCTGACGCGCAGCCCGGGAAGGGGCGTGCGTCAGGGTGAACAGCTGCCCGTCGATAGTGAAGGTGTCGCCAATGGCCAGGGAGGGAGCGACCAGCGCACCGATAAAGGCATCCCCGCCGCTGGTGTGCAGCAGGACGCCGGATCCGCCAGGCCATGTGACTGCCGGGAACCCGGTGGCGGACGGGAAGGCCAGGGAGCCATTCGTGCGGAACAGGTAATAGCCCTTGGTCTGGGACGGTCGTGGGTGGCCATCGAAGCGGTCATACCCCACGGCGCGGCGATAGCCCTGGGTAGGCGCCGGCTCGACGTTGATCGCCGAAATGGCAAATCCCGGGTTTCGGCCAATGGGTGGGGTGGCGAAATCCAGCCCACCGCCAAGCGGCACAGTGGCGAACTTGCGTTCTGGCAGGTTCACAGGCTCTCCCCGGCACAGAAGCTCAAGCTCTGCGAGATGTATTTCTTGCAGAGGATGCCGTGCCACGTCACGAACTCGTCCTCGCCGCGCACAATCAACTCCTGGGCCAGCTCGGTGATCGCCATCTTGCGCAAAGCGTTCCAGACGATCACGACGTGATACGCCTCGTCGATGAATGGGGTGTCACTGTCGTCGGCAAGCACCTGCAATGGGGTGGGAGTGTCACTGGTCAGCCAGTCCCAATCCGCCCGGGATGTCTGGAGCTTGATCCAGGATTCCCTGATCGCCTCGATATAGCGCAGGTTGCGGCCGGTCTGGCCAGAGACGGTTTCGGGGCCACTGCCGAGATCCTGGCACTCGGCCCGCAGCCGCTGGCACAACTCGAGGAAGGTCATGATTAGCCGACCAGGCTGACCGGGTAGGACTGCACGGTGCGCGGCACCAGGGTGCCATCGTCCTTCTGCTCATAGCGCATCTCCGTCGCCTGCATCAGCACCTGATAGACCGGCTCTGGCACCTCGGCTACCTTCTCGCGCTGGATGATGAAGGCCACACCGTTGACAGAGGCATACACATCGTCATTGCCCTTGCTGTGCGGGTCGCGGGAGATACGGATTTTGACCCGCTTACTGGCGTTGATCTCGCGCTGTTCCGAGGTCGGCGCGCCGGTGATGGCTTCCGAGCTGGCGGCCGAACTGGCATCACGGTTGACGCCGGAGGCTTGCTCCTGCTCCAGGATCTCGGCGACCAGCTTCTCGCGCGGCGTGTTGGTGGCCTTCTCGATGCCGAACTGTTCCAGCAAGTATTTGCGGAGCTCAGCGGGTTGAGCGTTGTTGATGTCAATCAGTTCCATGGTGATCTCCTAAGCAAAGAGGCCCGCACTGGGCGATCCTCCTCTGGATTGGTGGGGTTAGAGCGCGGTGACCGCAACTTCGATGCGGGTCATCCACAGCTCGTTGAGACGCACGGCCGCGAACCAGCTTTTCCAGGAGGCAGAGCCGCGCTGTCCCATGGGGTCACCGCCACGCGGCACGTTGGGGTTGAGCACCATCGGCACGATGGAACCGGGCCCGCCGTTCCCCTTGAGTGGCACGATGCCAAAGGCGTTCTGCGACAGCACCACCATGGGGTAAACGTCCGCATTGGTGCCGCCAGTGGAGAACATGCCCCCCTTGGCGCCACCAGCATCCGGCAGGGCAGCCAGCACCGGAGAGAGCACGAAGCGGAAGTCTTCGACCGACCCGATCTCCTCCGGGCACAGCGGTTGGCGAGTGCCATATTCGGCCACCGACTTGAAGCCGGCTAGACCCCGAATGTCGGATTCGCAGTCGGTATGCGCCACCACCACGAACGCCGCCTCGACCGGCTTAGTGGCCACGTTGACCGACGGCGCCAGGATCTTGGTGATCTTCTTGGCGCGCTGCTTCTTGAGCGAGCGAGAGGCCAGGCGCAGCTTGTTGAGCGTGACCGGGGTATTCACGCCATTGCGGGCGGTGCCGTTGGCGTAGATCACGCTGGTGCCGCCGGAGATGACACCCCAGGTCAGTACCTCGAAGGTCTCCGCCGCCTGCTCACCCAGCAGCATCTGCGTATCCTGCAGCACCGGGTCTTCGTGGGTGTCTTCGATCACGTCGGTGATCTCGGTCCAGGCGCCGTACTGCACCATGCCGACGGTCACGTCCTGATAGGCCATCTTTTGGCTGGAAGGGGTGACACCTTCGGTCAGTGGTGTAGTTGCCGCGGCGAACGGCACCGGGCGCCGGAACTTGACGGTCTGCCCCTTGTTTTTGGGCTGCGGCTTGGGGTCGCCAAACTTCTGAAGCACCAGGATCGGCTCGGCGTGTTCGAGCATTTTCACTTCGGCGATGATGCCGACACGCGGGGAGATATCCCCGTAAGTGGTGGTAGGCATAACTTATTTCTCCTGAATCAGTATTTGCGCTGCGTCAGCCGCTTGTCCGCATCCGCCGCAGCGCGGCTGAACAGGGATGCCTCGTCGGAGGTATCGACGGTGGCGCGCCCCTGACTGCCGCCAAGTGGCGCCATGTCGGCCAATTTGCGCTGACGCTGTGCGTTGCGTTGGGCTTGAGCTTGGAGCTGGGTGGATTTGTAGAGGGTCAGCACTACATCGGCGTCTGCTGCGCTGTCAGAGTTGGCGATGCCTTGCACAGAGGGTGGCTGCTTGGCGATCCAGGCTTGAAACTCCGGACTCACCACCGCCGTCTCAGCATCGGGGTGCCGACGAATAAGCTCGTCAGTCTCGATGGTGATCAGCTCCTCGTGCTGGCGTGCCTGTGCCTGCTCACGCAGTTGGGCAACCGGCTCCTTTACTTGCGAGATTTCGCTGCGCAATCCATCGCGCAGGGCATCAGCAACGCCTTGCATATGGTCAGCAATGTCGGGGTAGTCCTCGCGCATCGCTGCAATGCGGCTCTCCAGGTCGTCTAGCTGGCGGGTGGCTTCCGTGCCATCCCCCTGCTTGTCTGCCTGCTGGATGCTGGTGATCTGCTCGTTGAACTGGCGCTCTTTCTCAGCGAGTTGCCGCGCAGTGGCGGCATACCGACCGTTGGCGGAACGGGCGGCCTGAGCCTCCCGATCCCGATCGGCGATCAGCGATTGCAGATAGGCGCGCTGCTCGGGGGTGGCATCAGCAAACAGGTCATCGCCGGACGCGGCATGCTGCTCAGCAGAGGCGGCCCCCGGTTGATGCTGTTCACCACCGTCATTGCTGGCGGCGGGCTGCTTCTCTTCGTGCTGCTCGACGTTCTGCGGCTCGCTGGTTGCGGGCTCACCACGCAAACGCGCGTCGGCGGCACCGGCAGCCTGTGCGAACACATCCAGATCGCGGCTCTCGGCGGCGGCCTGGTCAGCTCCTGGTGCGGCTTGGTCGTTCAGGTGATCCATGAAAAATCTCCAATAAAAAACCCGGCACATGGCCGGGCAGTGGTCGCGGGCTGGCGTTAGTCAGCCGGCGTGAAATCGGTGATGAGCTTATCGAGCAGCCGGATCTGGGCTCGGGTGGCCTGGGTCTGCTCGTGCTCCATGTCCTGCTCCAGGTCGGCACGCAGCTGCTGGAGCTGGCCCTGCAGGTGTTGCAAGACGGTATGGGTGTCCCGGCTATGGGTGAGCATGCCTGCTCCAATAAAAAACCCGGCACATGGCCGGGCTGAATGCTGTGGGCGCCAGAAACGCAAAACCCCGCACGAGGCGGGACAAATGAGACTCTGGCAGTCTTGGGTCTATTTTGTGCCACCTGCCGAAAAAGTCAACTGGCGCATCAGTCCAACCCGTAATTCCCTGTCGGCGGCAGCATCTGCTTCATCTTCACCTCGGCCATGAACTTCTGAGTGTCGTGAGTCTGCTGCTTGTCCAGCTTTTCCAGCTCGATCATCAGCTGTGCTTGGCTCATCTGCTTGGCTTGTGCCAGCTTCATCAGCTCGATGCGCTCACGGCGCTGACTGTCCTCATGCTGCAGCTGCATCACGGCCAACTTGTACTGGCTGGAGAACTGGAGCTCCTGCAGCTTGATGGACGCCTGCATCTGGGCTGTCTGCAGGGCGCCTGCACTCTTCATCTGCGCGAGCTGGGTCTCATGCTCAAACTTGGCCTGAGCCAACTGCTGCTCCATCTGCAGCTTGATGAGCGCCGGGTCCTGCTGGCCACCCTCCTGTTGCTGCTTGATGGCCGCCTCGTATTCCTCCTGGCTACGCAACACCTTGGCGTTATCGATGTGCATGGACTGGAGTAGGGTCTTCATCGCCTCGTAGGGGTTGAACATCGGCGCGAAGGCGGGGTTCTGGCTGTACTTGTCCAGGATCTGGGTCAGCTGCGCAGTCTGGATCTCCTTGACCAGCAGCGCGCTGGTGCCGCGGGCCTGCACCTCGAAATCTCCCTTGATGGCGGACTCCTCACCAAACTGCATGTTCCAGTTATAGAAGCGCCGGATCATCGGCTTGGTGATGTTGTCGTCGTACTCCTTCACCTGCTGTCGGCGCACGGCGTTGGCGGCGTTCATCAGCATGCTCATGCCACCCAAGGTCGGCGTCACCTGCCCCTGCTCACCCTGGCTTATCATCGGCACCCCGGCCTCGCGGTCGAGCAGCGAGAGCGCCAGCTGCAGAATGTTGGCCATGTCACTCTGCCGGCTTTCGAAGTGGAATACCCCAAACGCCTTTTGCACCTCGGCCCACTGCGCATTGTTGTCCATCTCCCACACCTTGAATGGCGTGGCCTCCCAACTACCATCAACCGGGCTGATCAGGCGCTTGTTCACCACCACCTGCGGCCCCACCGTTTTGGCGGCATTGTCCAGCATGGCGCGCCAGGCGCTGTTGATGATGCGTTGCGGGTGGCGCATCAGGTAGGGCATGGAGAGGCCGAAGATTGACCCCTCGTCCGGCTCGCAGACATAGACAGAATAGGGCCACTCCAGGGTGTCCATGGGGTTGATAGTCACCTTCAGGATCACGTCACCGGAGAAGATGATTACCCCGTCGAACTCGCGTCCCTCCAGCCCCTCGATATCCACCCCGGCGACCAGCAGCACCTCGATGGGAACCGGGCCGTGATAGGTCCACACCTCATAACGGGAGTCCTGGTTGGTAGGGTTGAGACCGCACAGGTAGCGGATCTGGTCAACGAACTCGGCATAGCGGGTGCGGGTCGTGGATGGCTCTTGCGCCAGCAGCCTCTCCACCTGCTCAGGGATGAAGCCCATGCTGGACAAGTTCAGCAGTTTTCGCAGCTCCTTCTTGGTCATGTACTCCCGCTCGTAGACGAACTCACAGTCGGCGAAACGGGTGGCACTCATGTCCGGCACGAAGTCCCACGGCAACACGCAGCGCGACCCGGGCTTGAGGTCCTTCTCTATTTCCACCCCCCATGCGCCATCATCGCCACGCAACCAGGCTTGCTTGATGGCACTCTCCACGATGGGCCCCTTGAGGATGCCGGTGCCGATTTTGGCGGCATAGTGCAGCATCCGGCGCGATTCGGCGTTGTAGTCGCAGGCGACCAGTTGATCGTCAATGGTCTTCTCCATGGCCGTGGCGGCGGCCTGCGCGGCAGCCAGCTCTTGCGTCGCCTGCTGTGCCTCAGTCGTGGGTTGCTCACCATCGCCCGCCATCATCACCTGCTTGGCCACCATAGAGAGCTTGGGGTTGGGTGACGGTGCGATGCCGTAGTTCTTGTCATCGACCGGGAACAACATATCCCCCATCTGGGCGGCCCAGGCGTCGGTCTTCTCGCGGGTGATGTTGACGAAGGCCTGCGACTTCTTGGCCGCACTCAGCTCCTTGACGAACTCGGGCTCGTACTCGCCGCGGTACTGGCGCAGGTCATCCAGCCAACGCTGCTCGACCAAGCTGCGCTGCTGGAGTTGGTGCTCAAGATCGCGAAAGCGACTGGCGCCGAACAAATCAAGGGGTGAAAGCTGCTCCACCGCCTCGCTAGGCAGTGTGATTTCGGTCGGGTTGTTCATGGGGTCAGTATCCTGTTACAGAGTCGGCGGCACGCTGGGCCGCCCTGGTAGCGTTGCTGTTGATGGTCTGCTTGCGGTCCCGCTCCGGCATGGCGCCGAGACACAGGTACTGGCAGGCGTCAGATGGGTGGGAATACTGGTTCTTGTCGGGTTGTTCGGTGAACTTGGTCGCCCCTGCCACGTTGAGCTGTTTGTACTGGTAACCGGTCTCGAACGCCTTGATGAGCACCCGGCAGTGCGGGCTGATAATGAACGCTGGCTGCCCCTTGCCAACCAGCCGCGACAGCCACCACCGCACACCCTCAAGGCGCGCCATCAGGTTGTTGGTGTGGGCTGGCTCGGCCTGGAACCCTTTGCGCTCGAGCACCTCATAACAGGTGGTCTCATCGGCCTGACTGCGGCCCACCCCGGCAGGGTCCCCCCAGATCACGACGCCATTGACGATCGTCGTCATCCCCTGGTATCTGGCATTGAGCAGTGGGGCAAGTTGCTCATCAATGAAGCGCTCGATCCCCATGCCGGTGGCCACCACCTCATCCAGAATGCGAAGCTGCCCGAAGGCGGTGACCTGGCCGATGATGGCGGACGGTGTCAGGCCGAAGTCCATTCCGATGACGATGGGCAGCGACTTGATGGGCCCCAGCTTATCCTTGGCGACATGCAGATCCCGGTTGAAGTGGTCGATGAAGACCGGTTTGCCAGTGGCGACCGTGGCGAAGCGGTTGCAGATACGCGAACGCACCCAGTTCAGGGTCTTGCCGCCGAGCTGATCGAACCAGGCATCGAACCCCTTCTTGTTATTCTTCACGTTCTCAGCCGTGGGGTTGGCCACGAACCGGCGCCCTTGGTAGTCACGGAAGTAGCCGGCATCGATAAGCGCCTGCAGGTCAGGTGACATCGGCGCCCCCGGCGACACCTCCACCAGAGCGCCCGGCTGCTCGTAGAAGCTCCAGCCGACCGGCTTGAGGGGGTTGCCATCGTCATCCTGGCCGAACTCAAATTCGTGCCACCAGTGGTCTTCATCCGGGCTGTTGGTATCCATGATAAGCCCGCACCAGGTGGGACCGCCGTCCTTGCCGGAGGGATAGCGCGCCTGTACCGCCCGGGAGGCGGCCTCGTTCACGATGTTCAGATCGAGAAACTGGGCCTCGTTGATCCACACCCCGGTCATCTCAAGGGACAGCATCTTGCGAATATCCTTGGGCCTGTCCATCGACAGAAAGAAGAACTCCGCATCAATGACGGTCCGCCCGTCCGGGTGCGGGATCCGCATCTGCCCGACGATGGGCGCATCCCACTTGATGGGGCACACCTCCTCCGGGATCCAGTCCTGAAAGGTCTTGATAACTGTGGCTTTCAGTTCCCCGTAGGTATTGCGGATGCAGACCCAGCGGGTCTTGCGCACGCCGTCGGCGTTGGGCTCCTGGGCGATTGCCACATCCAGCATGAACATCACGCAACCCACCGATTTGCCAGAGCCCACCGGACCGCGTACGGCGGCGATCATCGGCCGATCCCGGTGGATGGCCTCGAATGTCGGGCTCGGTGAATAGGTGATGGTCCTAACCTCCATCACCACCCCCTTGATTCATAAAGCCCAGGTTCCACATCACCTGTACGCCAGTGTTCCGCCCCTTGCGCAGGATCTCGTATTCGGCCCGCGCCTTGTCGGTCAGCGCCTTGTCCTTCTCTGCCTGCACCGTCTTGTGCTTGGTGCTCTCGACGATGAAGGGGATCTCGACGATGGTTTTCTCAAGCTGCACGATGCGCCCGAGCACGTTATCCATGGCGCGCGTGGTTGAGTTGTAGAGCTTGTAGAGGTCCATCCGCTGCTCGAGCTCCAACTCGTCGGGCGGCAGCTCCAGGTCCTTGGCAATGCGGCCCAGGGTCAGCACCCCGTTACGGAAGCCGCAGCGCATGGCGATCAGCTCGTCGGCAAGGTTGGCCCTCACCGCATCCTCAATCACCTCGTCGGGGAAAAATTTGGCGTAGACCCCGTGGCGCTTGGCGGGTTGGGCCACCTTAGTGGTGCGTGGCTTGGGAGTTCTTTTGCGATGATCGCGGTCCGGGTTGAGCGCGTCCGTCACCACCTTTTCAGTTCGCCGCGGCGCACGCTTCGGGGCGGGCTTCTTGTCGTTCTTGTCGGTCATGGCTATCTGGTACAGCGCTCCAGTGCGTCGATGTAATCGAGCAGGCGAGCCGTGGACTCACCAGAAAGAGAAACCCCGCCATCAGTGGCGGGGCTCCAGTCCAGATGTGGGGATGGCGGCGGACAGTTAGGGTTTGCGCTGCTCGTCGCGCACCCCGCCAGAAGCAGCACCAAAGCGATCGGCAAAGCGCCCCTGGGGGTCAGCATGATTCGCATCGTGTTTCTCCTGTATCTCTCTGGCCCGCTGCAACCGGAGCAGTCGTGACAACTCGTCGGCGAGCAGCCCCAGCAGCTTGAGGAAGGCGCTCACAATCGCCTGGCCTTGTCGGCCGGCAGGTTCAGCGCCACCTTGTCCGGGATCTTGACCAGGCCGGTCAGGAAGCCCTGAACTTTGCCGATGATCTCATCATCCCGGGTGGAGGGGGTGATCGCTGCGAGCTGGGCCAAGCCCTGCACGATCAGCGACGCCGCCCCGACAACCGCCATCAGGACCAGGATCCAGTGGACGGCAATATCAACGATGTTCTCCATGTCTACCTCACAGGTTGCAAATCCGGCTCAGCCAGCCGTAGGCATTGGCCTCCTGCGACTCCTGACGCTCCGCCAGAGTGATGCAGTGGGCAATTCGAAGGGAGTTCACCGCCTCGGCCAGCAGGCGCTTGCCACCAGCACCACGCGCCTTGACGTAGCTCTCCAGCGCAGAAAGAGAACGGGGCCCGATGGCCCCGTCTACTTTCATATCTGGATAGAGTTTTTGTCGGTCGTTCAGCACATTCAGCAGGCGCTGGAAATCGGTAGCTGCTCGCCCTGGACCAGAGTTGACGCCGTAGTCGAACAGGTAGGTGGCCAGGTCTGCATCGAACACCTCGATGGTGGAGAGGCGCAGCTGGTTCCAGTAGGAGGTGTAGACCTTGATCGCCTCGCTCTTGGGGTAGTCGCGCATGTGGCCGGCATAGCCGAACTGGCGGGCCGTGGCCTGGGTCACACCCCAGCGAGTCGGGCCACCGCGATCCTCTGCACGGTCAGTGAACTTGTCACCGCCCTCGCGCTGAATCACCTCGTCAATAACTTGCAAACGGATGCTCATCAACTTCTCCCCATCCAACCGGTAGCCCGGCGCTCGTACAAATCGAGAGCCTTGGAACCCATGTATCCAGACATGCCAGCCATAAAGCCGCACAGTGGTAGAGGGGCGGAGAAGTACCAGCAGAGCAGCATGGTCAGCATTCCGGCAAACCCTGACACAACGACCTGCAGCAGCGCCTCTACCAATCTGAATTGTCTGCCCTCACGTTTGACTGTCTGTATGTAGGTCACAAGCCCTCCCCATACGCTGAGCCCGCCAAACGCAAGGTAGGCCAGCACGCTGTAGTTCTGCGGATCCTTGTCAGGCGTCATCGCCCCTCCAGAAACGACAAAGCCCGCGCAGTGGCGGGCCGGATACGAAAAAGCCGGGCTCAATAAGAGTCCGGCTATGATGGGGAGATTTTGTGCCACGCGACCGCAAATAGCAAGCAATCGCAGATTTTGGCGAGCGTCGGATTATTGACGGTTGGAGTTTTTGAGCATCAGCCCCATGCCGGTTAGGGCGGCTGACACAACCGTTACATGTCCGCCGCTGGAGTTTTTCTCAAGCGCCTGAACAAGACGATCTTCATCAATCAGGCCGCTCTCACCGATTGCGACCAGCGCAGCAGCTCTTGCATCAACATGACCCAACTGGGCGCCCGCCAACAGGTTTCTAATCAGCTTTTCCTTGTTATCCATACCAACTCCCGTGCTTGTGTTTACTTGACCTTCCGGTACCGCTCCACCTGCTGGAGGAAGTAGGCCTGCATCTCGCCCTTGTAGTTGCCTGCCTCACTCTCTGCCGGTGTTTTGATCTCCGGGTTCCTTTCCTTCCAGACCGCATAGGCGGCCGCCTTCTCTACCTCCACCCGCTCTTGTTGCTCGGGTGTCAAACTGCAAAGGTTGTGGCTCATGGTGCCCTCCTGCTGCCGATGATACCGCACGCAGTGGAGAGGAAAAGAAAAAGGCGCCACATGGGCGCCTAATCTGCGAGCTGAGTCATCATGCCGCCTTGGCCTTGTCCAGGTACTGATGGAACGCCCGAACCGCATCGGTATAGCAATACTGCAGCTCCTGGGCGGCGTTGCGCTCTGCGTCCGTGGCCAGTGCCGGGGCGAAGATGTACCCGGCGTGGCAGTGCGGGCAGGCGTGCGGCTTTGGCTTGGTGAGTTCCCCGGTGCCGGAGCAGGCCGGACAGCGACCACCCTGGGTGTCTCGTTCACAGCGAGAGAGGATGAGGGCCCGCACCCGCACTGCGTTATCGTGGTCTCCCAACAGCTCCAGCTCCCTGGCCCGCTTCGCTTCGCGGCGCCCATAGGGGTGGTGACGCTTGTAGAGGCGCAACAGTCGCTCACCGTCCCCTTGCAGGCCGGTGACACTCATCACCGCACTGGGCGGGTAGCTGCCGACCAGTTGGCGCAGGGCGACACCATCACCTAGGTGGCGGGCACGCAGTACCATCACCCCGACCGGGTGCAGGCGCTCTGCATGCGCCAGGGCGGCCAATACCTCCTCCCGGCCCATCCCATCCGCAGAGCGGCCAGCACGCTGCGACTCCGCCTCGATGGATACCGCCTTGGGGGCGTGCAGTTTGAGCAGCCAGGCGCGCAACTGGCCGGATTTGATGTGTTCCGGGGTGACTTCCAGCACGGTCCACCCGAGCAAGGTGGCCTCGTTCATCTTGGCCCGGTCCTCTACGAACCCCCGGCCGCGGGTATGCCGGCCACCGGAGTGGATACCGCCGTGGATCTCGACGGCGATCATGCGGGCTGGCCAGGCGTAGTCGAACCGCCACTTGCGTTGGGGGTGGAACAGCAGCTCTGTAACCGGGTCAGGGAGGCCGGCAAGCTGGGCCAGCACCTTGTCGTGCAGGCTGGTGACTTGTTGGGCCTTGCGCACCTGGTTGGCTGCGCTCCTGACCTTGGGGCTGTTACCCAATAGCCGGGCCGCATCGAGGGCGGAAAGGTGGATCATGCCGCCCTCCCGATGGTGTTCTTGCGCAGTTCGGTGACTTCTCTGGCCACCTGCTCCAGCAGGGCCTCCTCGCTGCCGTGCTCTTGTTGCCAGGAACGCGTGGCAGCATGGAACCCTGTGGGATAGCAGGCGCGGTGGTGCCGGGGGCAAAGCGGTAGCACCCGGGTGTGCTCGGCGCGCTGGGCCATGCCAGACCCAGAGCGCACGTGATGGATTTCCGCTGGCGTGGCGCCATGCCCGGCATTGCGGCAGGCAATGCAACCCAGGGAGGCAACGTCGGAGAGGTGCTGCTGGTCAACCTTGGTCTTGCTCATGCTGCCGCCCTCCCGTATGCCGCCACCCAGTCAAAGCCGCGGCGGGATTCATCCCCGAACTTCACGCCCTGCTGGGCGCCGAAGGATTGGGCCAGCTCGATGAGGTCGCGCATCTCGCGCACGGTCATCTTGGAGGTGGACTTACCCAGCACACGAAGCCATTGCCGTCGATATTCGGCACAACGTCCTGCTGGTACAGCGCTGCGCTGAGCACATGCTTCCAGTCCTCCTTGGCGAGCTTGCGGCCGTGCCAGTTCACCTGCTCGGCGATGTCGGTGAGGCATGCCCAGAGCATTGAGTTCTGGGCCAGGGAGCGGGTCATCTCTTTGATTTCGATGACCAGCGGCTTGTCCTGGTCAACCGGCAGGTCAGCGACCAACTGGCAAACACGGGACCGGATTTCAGGGCTGCGGAGGAAATATTTGGGATAAGAGCTCATGCCGCATCTGTCCCTGTCAGTACAAGGGACAGCTGTGCTCGCGCCTTGAGCTGGGCTTGTTCTATACCCAGAGCTAGTTTCTCGATACGTCGCTGGGCAAGCCCTTGCCCATGGAAAGAACCTTTGGAGACAGATAGAGCCTCCCGCCGAGCAAAGTCGTGCAGGAGATGCTGCAGATCTCGATTCTCGTGGAGTTGTTCCATCATCCAGTTGAACGCTCGGATGTAGAGCAGTTTGAACTGGGCAGCCTTTTTGCCAG